ACCAGATATCGGATACTTATTACAATTTGTTCCTTCAAAATTTAAAAAATTTGCTCAAGAAGCTCTTGGTGGAATGTCGCCTACTGCAGACTATTTTAGTCAAATAAGTGCTGTAAGCTCTGGTGTGCAATCATCTAGTAGTAATATTAAATCTTTGACAAGCGGAGTGTTAGGAAGAGAAGATGCTAATATAGGCAATACAGAAAAAGCAGTTCTTTCAAGTCAAAATTATATTGAAGAACTTTTAAAAGATGTATCAAAAAATAGTCTTGATCAAGATCAATTACTTGAAGTTGAAAATTTAATTATTAATGGTCAAAATGATCAGGCAATAAATCTGGTTGAAACCATAGGAATATCTAAAGGTATTGATATTGATAAAACAGACCTAGAAAAATCATTAACTAATTTGAATACCTCCACTGCAAATGCTATTGATAGATCAAGAGCGAATGATTTTAAGCTTGGTAAATCATCTCGTAAAACTAAAGACCTTGGAAAGATATCGAACAACTGGAAAGGAAGTAGCACTAATACAAAGAGTTACACCTTTGAAAAAATCAATTCATTGGAAGAACTTGTATCAGAATTAAGAGGCTGTGAAAGACCAATAACTGAAACTATAGTTCATTGGACTGCTCATTTTAATAATCAAGGTCATGTTGGCGCAAAAGAAATACATGAAATTGGATTAAAAAGAGGATTTAAAGGATGTAGTTATCATTATGTTATAAAGAGAAATGGTGACCTTGAAAGAGGTAGGCCAGTATCTCTACAAGGTGCTCATGCAAGAACAGCTGGACATAACAAGTTTAGTATAGGAATAGCATTTGTTGCAGGTTATAACTGTCCTAGCTCAACACCTAATCCTAATAGGTTTGTAAGTGCAAAGTCTATAACAGCGGCACAGTTTAAAACACTTGATATGTTTTTAAAAGGATTCTTTATGATATTTCCTGGAGGACAGGCATTTGGTCATATGGACTTTGATAGTAATAAACCAGATCCAGGTTTTGATGTAGGTGAATATATTATTTCAAGATTTAACAAACAAAATGTTTCTAATCCGCAAGATGGACCTGTTTCACCAACACAACTTGCAAGTTTACAGAGAGGTGTAGCATGACGACAGAAACTGATGAACTTTTAAAAAGAATAAGTGATGATGGAGAAGGCTTTGTAAATAAAGAAGGTGTACCACCAGACGCTTTTGGAGATCCAGGTGGAGAATATCCTAAAGCAAATTATCAAAATCAACAAACTGTAAATAGAGCAGTAAGAGGAGTTGATGTTAATGAACTTGATACTAGAAATGGTATACCTAACGTAAATACAGACGCGACTCATTCTATATCGAGCCAGTATCCTTTATCACAAGTAAATGAATCTGTATCAGGTCATGTTATAGAAATAAATGACACTCCCGGCGGTGAAAGAATTATAATCAAACATAATAATGGTGCAGGTGTGGACATAAGACCAGATGGTACCATAATCGTAAACGCTAAAAATCATAAAGTAGAAGTGGCTGAAGGAGATAGAAGATTAGTTGTTGAAGGTAACGGTGATATATCATATTATGGAAATTTAAATATGAATGTTTCAGGTGATTACAATCTGGAAATAGGTGGTAATTATAATTTAACAGTGAATGGTAATTGGATAGCTAATATATTTGGTTCGTATAAGAAAAAAGTTATTGGATTAATGAGTGAGGTAGTTAATAAATCTAAAAGCGTAATTGTTATAGGATATATGGCAAACACCTTTCTTTCAAATTATTATAATATTGTCAAAGGCACTTTCCAATCGATAGTACAAGGTAAGTCTGATTATAATCACGGTGATGTAGTTTTATTTAACGCTGAAAAAGAAATCGATATATCAAGTCCAAATATTAATATTGCCGCTACTGATTTAGCTGTGATAGGCGAAAAAGGAACCATTGGTGGTAAAGACATGATCGGATATTATAATAACGTGTATTTAGAAAATACTTTACATGCAAAAACAACACAACAAAATGCAGCATATGCGACAACATTTCATGGTTCATTAAATGGGACAGCAAAACAGTCGGTAGAATCATCTGTTGCTGGTGGTATAGGTATCGTGCAAATTGAAGATGTTTCAATTGATTCAACTTCAAGTGATACTACAGCAACCGTGCAACCTAATGGTGGTATCATAACTGATTTATTACAAAATAATGAAATAGGAGTAAAAAAAGTTAGTGTTGACAGAAATGATGAAATTAAAAATTACTATGATAAAGATAACATATCAAAAGGTGTTACAAATAGAGAACTTAACTTAAAAGAAGTAAGATCAAAATTAAAAGATAAAAATCATTTAAGTAATACTACATTTGTTACAGATAGAATAGCTGCTGGTGTACTTGCCGAAACTTTCTCAAACGGTATTCCTGGCGGTGTTAATAGAATGGCTGGAAAAAATCCAACAGTAAAAACAGGTAATGATATTATAGGACAAAGTGGTGTAAGTAAAATGAACAGTCAGTTTAAAGCTGCTGATGGTGCATCTAAACCAAGATCTTTTACATATGCGGTTGATTCGCAATTTAATCCACAAAATAAGACTGTGATAACGGCAAGTACTCTACTTGGAACTGGTATTCCTATTTCAAAATTTACAGGTGGAACAGGAAACAAAGTAACTTTAAATCACATTACGAGTTTTGGTGAAAGACAACAAATAGCTAGAAACTTATACGTTCAATCGCAAATAATAAAAACATTCTATGACCTTGGAACATTTAAAGGTTATAATCTAGTTGTTGCTGAAGGATTGTACCAACCTGGTCCTGGTGAAACAACATCAGGATTTAACAAATTGGCTGAAAAAGGCCAAGCTGTGGCTTATGAAGTATACTCAACTAATGGAACTATAGCACTTGATAAACTATATGATCTTGCAGAGTTATTAAGAGATACTTACAGTTATGACAAGCTCGGATTGAATTATGATACATTTAATCCAAGTGGTGAAGTACATGGACAACTTACAGTAGAGATTCCATCTATTGGTTCAGACTTTTCTGCATCGTACAGTATGAATTTAGAAACAGTATTTAATGGTGATGTTCAAAGTTCTTCCGATTTGATAGAAGTCACTGCATAAACATATAAATACTGTAAAATTACGGAAAATAAAATGGTAACAAAAGCATTTTCAATAGAAGACGGTAATCAAACTTCTTCAATAATAGGAAGTAGAAAAAGAAAATATACTGATATCGATCTTACATTTACACCTAAAGTAGGTGGTGATGTATTTAAAAAAATTGACGCCGCTTCTGTAAAACAGTCGGTAAAAAATATATTATTAACAAATAATTTAGAAAAACCATTTAATTCTGAATTTGGTGCTGACATTAGAGGTTTATTATTTGAAATAGCAAGTGATCCAGATGTATCGTATCAAATAGAAGAAGATATCGAAGATGCTTTGAAGTTGTTTGAGCCAAGGGTTACTGATGTTAAAGTAGAAACTGATATTACAAATACTGGTTTACAAAGTACATCTAGACTTGATGATAACACTATTTCTGTAAAAGTTACATATAGAATTATTAACAGTGAACAAGTCGACGTAATTCAAACAACATTAGCAAGGTTAAGATAATGGCAACAAATATCCAATCAACTCAATTAGATTTTGATAAAATTAAAGCTAAGCTTAAAACATTTCTCAGTTCAAAGACAGAATTTACTGATTATGATTTTGAAGGCTCAGGCCTTTCCAACATTCTTGATGTGCTTGCTTATAATACACATTTCAATGGTCTCACTGCCAATATGGCTTTAAATGAAGCATTTATTTCTACAGCTCAGCTCAGGTCGTCTGTAATATCTCATGCTGAAGCATTAGGATTTAATGTTAGATCTGCAACATCAGCTCAAGTAAAATTTACAGCAACACTGAATCTTGCTGGAGTTGCAAATAGGGCTCAAACTTATGTACTTCCAGTGGATAGTGTATTTACTGGATCTAATGAAAATGGATCTTTTCAGTTTTTAACAACAGAAGCATTTACAGCCACGGATGATGGAACTGGTTTATATACATTTGTTGACGTAAATGGAACTTCTGGCGTTACAGCATTTGAAGGTTCAAAAATAACTAAAACATTCTTTGTTGGTCAAGCTAGTGATAGACAGATTTATGTAATTCCAGATCCGGATATTGACACAACTACTGCTATTGTAAGAGTTTTTGAATCGCCTACTTCTACAGTCAATGAAGAATATACACCATTAAGCAAAGCGATAACTGTAGAATCTACATCTACATATTATACTCTTAGAGAAGTTCCAAATGGGTCTTTTGAACTTAATTTTGGAGATGGAGTTACATTTGGAAAGTCTCCAGCTGCGGGAAGTAGAATTGAAGTTACTTACCTTAGAACTTCAGGACCGGAAGCTAATGAAGTCAAATCATTTTCAACTTCAATACAGTATAATGTAGGTGGAACTAATTTTTCATTGCAAATAGTACCACAGGCTAATTCGGCTGGTGGAGCTGAAAAACAAGGAATTGATTCTATAAAAGATTTAGCGGCATCTGCATTTGCAACTCAACAAAGGCTTGTTACACCTGAAGATTACAGATCAACTATAGCTGCAAATTTTCCTACAGTTCAAGATGTTTCGGTGTGGGGTGGAGAAGACAACGTACCAGTTAATTATGGTAAAGTTTATATTTCTCTTGATTTTAATGACGGCTTAACCAATGCAGCAAAGACCATAGTTAAAGACAATATAAAAGCTAATTTTACAAACAATCTTTCCGTAATGTCAATAACACCAGAGTTTGTCGATCCAGTTGAAATTTTTATTGATACGACCACTGCATTTACTTTTAATCCAGATTTAACTGGTTCAACATCACTTGCTCTTGAAAACAAAATAAGGGTTGCTATAAGAGATTATCTCTTAAACACTGTAAGTGGTTTTAATAAAACATTTAGAAGATCTAATTTACTTACAGATATTGATGAGGTAGATGTAGCTGTATTAAATTCAAGAATGAATATAAAATTACAACAAAGATTGATTCCTACTTTGGACACGCCATTGAATTACGAAATAACATATCCTGTTCAACTTGCCAATCCAGATGATGTAACCTTAATTATAGAATCTGATTTATTTCAGATGACAGGAATTACTGGAAACTTAAAAGTTGTTAATACTTTATCTTCAAACAAACTAAAAATTATAAATGTTGATGATGCGGATACCGTCGTTCAAGACAATGCTGGAAACTTTGACGTGTTGAATGGAAAAATAAATTTAGTTAACTTCAATCCTGGTACTATACTAAGTGGAAGTAATTTTATAAAGTTCTCAGCTGTTCCTCAAAATGAAAGTGAAGTAAGATCACAGCGAAATTTTGTATTTAAAGTTGATGAAGAAAGATTTACAGTTACTAGCAGTATTGACAGACAAGGAAATAGAGTGGCATTGTAATGGTTGAAAAAACTCTCATAGATTATGATCGTCTCGAGATTTCTTTTCATAAGAATCTTGTTAAAGAAGTATTGCCTGAATACTTTACAAGTGATTACCCAAACTTAATTACCTTTTTAGAATCATATTATGATTTTCTTGATAGTGGTGACAACTTTGGAGCATTAATAAATGATCTATATACTATAAGAGATATTGAAGCGGCATCTTTAAAACAATTAGATAACATGTTTAGAGAATTTGCGATGGGAATGTCGCAGTCTTTCTTTAAAAATCCAAGAGAAATACTCAGAAACTTTGCTAGATTTTATAGAGTCAAGGGTACAAAATATTCATCTGAAGGATTTTTTAGAGGTTTTTTTAATGAAGACGTTGAAGTAGTATATCCTAAAAGAGATATATTTCATTTGAATGATTCTGCACATGTGCTATCAGCAGAAGAAGAAAGCACTAGTGTACTACAAGATGGTGGGGCATTTCAAATATTATCAATAATGCTTAAAGCTCCTCTTTCTTTCGAAACATATAAAGATCTTTATAAAAAGTTTGTGCATCCCGCTGGATTCTTTTTATCATCTGAAGTTTTGATGCAACCACAAAATGAAGATGCTATATCTGCATTGTCTGCTGTTTTTGATTCACAAAAAGGTGCTGTTAATTTTCCATTACTTGTTTTTGATGATACTATAAGTATTGTCGCATCATCACTTCCTGATACAACAATTTTAGACACTATGGGAGCTACATCTTATATAATGACAGGTGATAGCGCAAACATGGTAGAATTCAATAAAGTGGATAGTGCCACTTCTTCTTGGACAGATATAAGTAATAATGCATTTGGATTACAAGACTCTTCAATAAGTTATACTTCGGCGAATCCAGGAAATAACAGAGTATTTACTGTAAGAATGGATCCAGATATTTTAATTGAACGATATAAAGATTTTACTATTGCAAATTTAGATAAAACATACAGATCAATTTTTGATCTGGCTGATGCAAGTAGTCCAAGGCTTGATAGAACACCTATAAATGGATTTCCAACTGATATTAGATTTGATAATAACACAGAAACATTAGATCAGAGTATATATGATTCTCATGGAAGGACATGGAACTACATATCGAGTCTTTGATGAAAACAGGTATAAATAAGATAAACGAACAGGATAAATGATATGGCAGCTATTGTTACGGATAGATTAAAATTACAACTTATTGATCAATTGGTTACAATTCTTCAAGATAATTCAAAACCAACGTATGTTGGATTTGGAAGATCTGAGGCTTGGAATGATTCAGATACTGCACCAGTACCTAGTAATAATACTGATGATGAAAGAAAATTCAAAAATGGATTGCAATCTGTAAAAAGAATAAATGGGGTTTCACATGTCGTTCCTCGAGTCAATTGGACAAGTGGTACAATATATCATGGTTGGGACAACAAAACAACAGGATACGGTTCTGCATCTTTTTATGTATTGACAGAAAACTTTGGTGTTTATATTTGTTTAAGAGCAGGTAGAAATAATCAAGGTAATTTAGTCCCATCAACAGTACAACCAACGGGAAGTAATAATGATCCTTTTGAACTAGCTGATGGTTATGTATGGAAATTTTTATATACGATTAGCGAAACTGAAGCAAGAAAGTTCATGACTGCGTCTTTCATGCCTACAAGGATAATTTTAGATACTGATTCTAATTCATCTGGAATACAAATAAAACAAAAAGAAATACAAGATAATTCT